CTAATTGTAGGGTGTTCTTTGTAATAGCTTTCTTCTTTATAATTTAATAGTTCTGCAAACATTGACTTGTTTTTGTTATTATGTCCATATAATAATAAATTACTGCTTGGCAATTCCCAATTATAATTTTTGTCTAAAAATATTGAGCCTTCTGCTGAATATTCCTTTTTATAGTTATGTGTCATATAAAAGCTGTTATCTTCACATTGCATAACTGCATAATTTATTGGTGTATTTTCTATCTCGATCCAACCTATTATATCATTATTTTGCTTTTTCAATTCTTCCAGTTGTAATATTCTTTCCGTTTTGGTTTCTGTAATCTGTTTTTCATCTACTGCTATATTGCTCAAAACATCATCATTTTTGCTTTTAAAATTATTGTAAATATAATAACCTATGTAGCCAATACCAATAACAAAAATGAATATTAGAATTCCTAATAATGCTATTTTAAATTTCTTATTTTGTTTTCTTTGCTTTTTCTTCTTTTTATGCTTTCCTGTTTCTTCCATGAATAACACTCTCCTATATAAGAAATAGGGCAGTAGTAATATACCACCCTAAATATTATAACAAATTATTTTAGATTTTTCTTTAATGCTACGATTCCTATACCTGACAACATTGTTGTTGCTAATACATAACCAATTATATTTATTGTTTCTGTTCCCGTTTTTGGTGTTTCATCTTTTTCCTTATTTATTGTGTTTGTTGTAGGTGTATCATCTTTTTCTCCTTTATCTGTTGTTTCTGTTGGTTTTGTTGGTTCTTGATTTGTGTTGTTAGCTGTTTTCTTTTCAAATATAGATATTCCAAAAGGAGATAAACTATCAACTGTTATTTGAATTTTACCATTTTCAACTATTCCTTCAAAATCTTCAAATTCTCCATAGTTAATACGGTGTGTTACAGAATAGTGTTTTCCATTATATTCTTCTCCTACATTAAATGTTAATGTTAATTTGCCCCCATAGTTTCCACTTACTCTGTAAATATCTACTATATCAAGATATAATCTATTATAGTAATTTGTAGAATTTTTATCAAGCTCATTTTTTACATTATTATATATGCTGTCATTTTGTTCTATTTTTACAAAATTAAATTTTGCATTTCCCCAATAACTAATTCCAATTTTATTTTTTATGTTTTGCTCATTTTTTGTACTATCTTCAACTGCAACTATTTCTTCTTTTGCATTTTCATCTAGTCTATAATAATGTGTTAAAAATGTATTTATTTTATTACCATTTCCCATTTTGTATGTCAATAATCCCATTTCATTTTCTTTAATCTTTAAACTTGATAAATTATTTTTATATACATAACAATTTTCTTCTTTGCCTTCATAATATAAAGTTCCTTTATTATTGTTTAATTCTATTTTTTCTCCTTGATAATCATGAACAATAGCCTTTAAGTATACATTTGATAAGTCTGCATTAGCTGGTATAATGTATGGACCAAAGTTTCCATGTTTGCTAGCATCTGAAGTATAAATTCTATTAAGCAAATAATAACCGTCTTCTCCTCCTCCAGCTCCACCGCCACCAGAGTATTCTATTCCTCTTTTATTTACAAATTGAACATCAACATAATAATTTTGATTTGCTGTCACTTCTGTTTCAATATTGAAACTAACCCATAAATCTTTTTTTTCTGTTGAGTCATTTAAATAATATGCAATGCTATCTCCCCAAGAAACCTGTTCTATATCATTATTTTCAAACCCTATTATGCTAGGTTCATCTTTACAAATATTTATAGCTTTATAATGTAATACATTACTATAAACTAACCATTTTTCATTATTTATTGTTTGTATTTCTATTGTCTCTCCCTCAACTGTTTTTGCACTTGTTACATCATTTTCTACTTTTTTCTTTATTGTATATGGTATATCTCTGTCATTAATAAATTTATTGATATTTGACTGGTTCATTATCCAATAGTTAGATGATTCAATTCCAATTATATCTTCTAAATTTTGAAATTCTGTAATAGTTTTTTCATTTTTTGTTTTGTCAGTATTAGTTATTGTTATTTTTCCATTTTCGCAAGTTACTGTTCCACTTGAATGTTCATCATTATAATTGTATGAACTAGCTTGTACCTTTGTTGTTCCAAATAAAAGCATTGCTCCTAATATTATTGAAAATATTAATAAAATTTTGAAATTTGTTTTTAATTTCATTTCTTTTTCCTCTCCTTTTTTTTTTATTTTTTTAATAAAGTTACTGATATTATATCAATACTAATTTAATTTGTAAAGTATTATTGTTATATTTTAAAGAATTATTTTCTTAATATAAATTCCCATTGTTGTTATACTACTTTTGGAGGGAATATATGGAGGAAATTATTGAAGATAAAATATTACAAAAGATAGGAAATAATATAAAAACAGCTAGACAGCTAAAAGGCTTTACCCAAGAGAAATTGGCTGAACAATTAAATAAATCTGTAAATTTTGTCAGTCTTGTGGAACGAGGGAAGTCAGGAATAGGAATTAAAACTATTATTAATATATGTAATATTTTAGATATTGAGCCAAATTCTATTTTTGGTGGAATCGTAAATTATGAAAATAAGAAAGATAAAATAATTATTGATAGTATTTCATCTCTAGCCAATGAAGATAAAGAAATTGTTATAAATCTAATTGAATATATTATGGAGAAGGGTAGCAAGTAAGCTATTCTTTTATTTTACATCTTAAAAGCTACCTATTTATAAAGTAGCCTTTGATGTATTTATATTTCATTTTTTAGTCCTTCTGTTATAAGTTTTGTAGCAAATGAAAAACCTAATTTGAATATGTCCTTGTCTAGCTGTGAATATAATTCGTTTTTGATTTCTTCTAATTCTGTAAATTGTTCCTTTAGTTTGCTATCTTCTATGGTTCTATATAACTTGTTGTATTTGTTTAAAAGTTTTTTATATCTTTTGCTATTTTCCATATCTTCTAATAGTCCACTTTGATATATTTGTTCAATGATTTGTTCATCTTCTATTTCCATTTTACACCTTCTTTCTGTTCCAAGATGTAGCATTTATTATTTAGTTTTCTTTTGTCCTGCTGTTTTTGTAGTTGCTGATGTAGAAGTTTTAGTTGCTTTTTCTGCTACTACTGTTGTTGCTTTTGGTGTTGTTTCTCCAATTTCTTTTACTGTTTTTAGTTCTTTAGTTTCTGCCTTCTTTGGTTGAGCCTTTTTAGGTTGATATTTGTTAATTGCTGTTAATATTTCTGCTGTTGTTGTTATAAAATTTTTAATGTCTTTTGGCTCTGTTGCTATTATGCTTTTTCTCCTAAAGTTTCTAACATTAACCTCTATTAGCTTTTGACCTTTTAAAAGGCTTTTAATAATGTCTAGCTTTTTATTATTGTCTATGCTTTCATCTGTTGTAATTTGAAATAAAGAATAATTGATGTGCCTTCTTAAGCCATTAATATTGATAGTGTTAGCAATTTCTTTTGCTGTTTTTGTTAATTCTTCATCTTTTAATTTTGTAATATCTGTTTCTTTTAGTTTTGTAAGTATAGCATTATTTTTACTTTCTTTCAATTCCTTTTCATCTCCTTCCTTTTTAATAGTGGGGGGAGAATTTACCAAGAAATAATAAAAAGGTAAATTCTCTATGCTAGTTTGTATGTGCCTTATGTAGTATGGTTATATAATATAAGATTATGTCAACTTTTGTAAAGGATAAATGCAAAAGTTTTTTATTTTCTTTGTTATAACTGCTCTTTGATGTTATAGTTCACTTATATACTATATTGTATAATGCTTTCCTGTCATATCAGGTAGTGTAGCATTGATAGTAATTGATAATATATGATATTTATAAAATAGAAAGTTCAAGCATTTTACAGGCTCCAAACGGTGTATATATGAGCAAAAACTGCTCTGCTTGATTTTCCAATTTTTTATGAGCGAATTACTAAACATTAATTGACTAATTTTTTCAATACAATTACTCTCATGTTAGGTTTAAGATTATGAGATGTGTCAGGAATAGCATTTTGCTTTTGGTATGCTTTTATGTTGTTAATGATTCTTGTATTTAATGTAATATAGATTAAGCCTTCATCTTCTAGTAGGCTTTTGATTTCTGTATTATATAATAGCAGAGATGAAACAAATTTACTAAATGTTTTATTTATCTTGTTGTAATTTTCTCCATTTTGCTGTCTATAAGCATTTAGTCTCTTTACATCATGTATTATCTTATTTTTTGTAATAAACCCTCTTAAAACGACAGCCTCGTTCTTTTTAAGAATAGATATAATATCATCTTTGGCTTTTAGTTGATATTTATAGTTGCTTTTACACCTTCTGTTATTGTTATAGATTAAGTTTGCTGTCTCCTTCCCAAACTGCTCCCTGATTTGAAAATACCTTATGCTATTATAATTAAGTTCTACTAATTCCTTACACTTTACATTTATTTCTGGGAATAGGTCCTTGCTTAATTCTTTTATTTTTATAAAACTTGGCTCTCTATTAATTGCTTGACTAGGTGCTACATAACCTCTAGGCTTTGGCTTTCTCTCTAATATGCCTAAATAATACATAATCAAAAATGCTTTATACTTTCCTACGGTTTTTATATTTGATTTTATTGATGTTGTAATCAGGATGTCTCCATTTGTTATTGTATAATGATTTGATTCGTATATACTTTTATAAAATTCTATCAGTATGTTATTAAATGGCTTGTCCCTATCTACTATCTTATATTTGCATAATATTTGCTTGATATATGGGTATCTCTCTATCTGCCTGTTTAGAATGGCTAGGTTCCTCTTGGTTATCGTTCTGTATATATATTGCTTATGCTCTAGGATAAGTTTTTGTAATGAATTTGTATGAAAATATGTCAGGAATTGTGAGAGATGTGGACAGGTGCCAACACTAGCAGGAGCCTTAGGAATAGCTTTGACAGGTATTGTACTATATGATACATATTTATATCTATAATAACAATACGGTGTTTTTAGTAGCTTTTCATCTACAACACCCTTTTCCATAGCCTTATAAAATAACCCATTTATGCGTTTTAGATACTCTTTATCTACTTTTTGTTGATTGTCCTTCAAACTCTTTTCCTGTATCTTCTGCAACTGCTGTGAGGTCTTTACTGTTTCATATTCTAACCCTTTTTGATGTCTTATATTGTTTTGGTGGTCCAGAATTTCTAAATTAATAAGCCTGTTGTCTAGCTTGTCCTTGTTTATATGATTAATTTCTAATTTCTTATTTTCTAATATTTGCTTTAATTCCTCATCATACTTTGAATAATATTCTAAAATAAGCCTATATACTGTTGTAGTTGTATTATTTCTTGTTACAGTTGGATAGCCACCATTATTTAATGTAACATCAGTAAAAGTTAGTTGTTGTGCTAAATATCTAATTAATGAATAGTCAACATCTATCATTGCAACATCTCGCTCAATTACTTTTCTTTTTATCTCATTTATTGCCTTTAAAATTACCTTTTCATTTTTTATATTGGTTAGAATAGTCATATAATTACCTTTCTAAACAACACAAAAAAAAGCATATAAAAATACAGTTTAAGGCTTGTCTTATTTAAAAACAAGGTAAACTGTACTTTCTATATGTTTATATCGTTCGGTTAATTCCTTTGGTACATGGTGGATATCTAATACTTTTGTAGCATTGGTAACATTTTGTATTAACAATACATAAAATATTACTTTTGCTAGAACCTCTAAATTCTCTTACTCTTAATGTTCCATTTGTATTATATGGCATTGGTTCAGATTCTCCTCTATAATATGTTTCCATTCTATCTGTATCGCTATTAATGTCAAAAAAACATACTACTTATTATAATATTTAAAACATTCATTAATTCCCTTTCTATACACATAATAAAATAAATCTTTAAAAATATCAATAATTAGTTTGTAGTACCACTTCTGACCTTTTTTCAACCTTTCTATTATTTCATTTTCTATTTTATCTTTTTCTTCATTTCTCATTATTCCATCTCTCCTATTTTTATTTTCAGAAGCTTCTACAATTATTCTACAATATTCGACAAAAAAATTGTTAGTGTACACTATGAAACTTTAAAAATCGTTTATGAAGATTTTCTTTTATTTTATGAAAATAATAGAAATGCTGACGTTTCTAAGCTTTAGTTATACTTAGTATATATCTATCTTTGATTTTAAATTTTTTATTCTAACTTTTAGTGATATATTTTATTGAGTTTCGTAAAAAAAGTAAAGAAGACAGCTTAAACTGTCTCTTTTGCTATCTTTACTATCTTCTTAAAATCTCTCGTTTGTGATATGTATTTTAAGCTTTCTGAGCATAGTATTTTATCATCGTGTTTTACTTGCTCGTTATACTCTTTTTCATTTGTGATACATAAGTATTTTATTACTTGTAGTGATATTGTGTAGTAGTCTTGTATTGTGTTTTCAAATATGATATTTGATTTCATATGCATCATCTCCTCGTGTTAATTATACTATATTATGTAAAATATGTTTGTTGAAATTTGTCGATGGAATAAAATTCCATATTTTTATTGACTTTATTCGACTAACTTTGTATAATACTTTTAGTTAGAAAATGGAGGATGTTGAAATGAATTTTATAAGAAAAAATATTGAACATTTTATGAACTTTTTAAGTTATATTATTGAGCATTTACTTTGTATAATAATTTTATTATTTGTTTTTGCTATATCTTTTTTTATATTAGAAATTCTACCTAGTAATATGCCTCACGAAATTCAATCACAAGAAATATACTTTTTAGGTATTTCTTTAAATAACTTCGGTATTTGGTTTACTGCTATTGGTTTAATTATTACTGCAATTTGGTCAACGTATCAATTCACAAAGAATATATCTAGAAAGCAACAAGAAAAAGGTGCTAGCATTGCAAAAGAATTTACTGATGGATTGTTAGATAAATGTGGCTTAGTTACTATTATATATAAAAAGTCTCCTCTTTATAAAATATTAAATTCTCATCAAGAATACAATTCTTTTAGAAATTTTACTATATCTGAATTAAGAGATGTTTATGGAAACGATTTACCAACTATGTATAGAGATTTAGAAGAAAAGTGCAACCTAGATAAAATATATCATTGTATTCTAAAAAGCAGAATTACACCATATGAAATAAATTCTACCGATTCAAAGAAGAAGATTAAAAAGAACAATAAATCTGAAAATATAAAATACAACAATTTATTTGTTTTAGATAATAAAAATTTACCTTATCATTTTGACAGTTTGGTAGATGATGTTTTAAATGAATTAGAACATATATGTATGGATATATCAAGTCAAGCTGCAGGATCAAAGTATATTTATCAATCATTACATCAAATATTTTTTAGAACAATAAAAATTTTATCAGTAGAAATCTGTTTGCGAAATGACGGCAAATATTGTGATAAGTATTATACAAATATAATTCATGTTTATAATGAATGGACTAAGCGATATGAGAGAGATTTAAAAAAAGAAGAAAAAAGAAAAAAACGAGTTACTAAAATACTAAATCCTAAAATAAAGACAGTATAAAATATACTGCCTTTATTTATTTTTTATCATTATCTTCTTTTATTACTATAGGCATATCTTCTAACCATTCTCCATACATATTGATTACCTCCTTTGATTAATACCAATTATATTAATCTTTAATAAATTATATGAATAACTTTAAAAAATGTCAATACATTTTTTAAAACTCGCATTAGAATCGTTTTTAAAGCTTTTTATTTTTTTAGTCAAGTATCTATATACCTTAATTCAATTCATTTAAGCACAAAAAAAGAGGTAGACTGAAATTAATCAATCTACCTCTACTTTTTATTTATAACTATTAACATTCACATAAGCATATCTATTTGTCTTTACAACATATACATAGTCTACATTAGAATTAATATTTCTTATGATTTTAACTTGTGTTTGTGGTAAATAAGAATATCTTTTTCCACTTAAGTTAGAATTGCTATATAATGTTGTTTTGGCTTTAAATCTTCTATATTGTCCAACCGTTGTACTTTTAGACTTGCTAATTTTAATGTTAGTATAATTTCTATTGTCTATGTATGCTATTCTACCTGTTGCGTTTACTTTTACTCTATCTACATTAGCACTTATATTTTGTAAAATTGTAATAGTTGTATTTGCTTTATAATTGTATCTATAACCTGTTAAATTTGAATTAGAGTATAAGATACTTGCTCTACTTAATTTCTTTGTTATTCCTGCCGTATTTTGTATCTGCGTTTGTGTATTATTGTAACTTACTAAATAATTAGAACTTACCCATTGCCCATTACCGATTCTACTCCAATTTCCACTTGTTTGATATACTGTTACTTTTGTTCCGTTTGCTAATCCACCTATTCTTGTTCCATTTGGTGCATTTCTTACATTTAAACCACCGTTTGCTTTTACGTATCTAGTATAACTTGCAGTTACTACTGCATTAGAATTATTTACTTGTACGTTTCCGTCATGTTTAAATGCAAAGAATTTAGAATAATTAGCATAATTTCTAAAATTATTAACGCTACAATATACAGTATTTCCATTAACTGATACTTTACCTCTACGTGTACTTGTTTCAAATTTTCCAGCATATAAATATGGATCATATATGCTTATTGTATCTCCATCAATTCCAGTCAATACAATAAAATGACCACCAGTTGTAAACAATCCATTTGCACAACTAACTATCACATAATGATTATTTCTTAAAAGATTTACTGCATCATCTAATCTATAAGTTTCTTGATAGCCTATATTAAATGTATCTGCTACAAATCTAAATGCACTAAAATATGTACCATTGTTAGAACTTCTATATCCATATCTAACAAATAAGTCTCCCATTTCTGGTGGTGTTATTGTTCCTTTTGTAGCTGTTACTACCATACTTGCACAAGTAGGTCCACAACCACTAGAACCTATTGTTTGACTTGAATTGTTTACTGATGTATATAGGTGTGAACTCCATCTACCATCAATTTGAGAATAATATGTAAGTCCCTTGTAATTTCCTAAACTCACATTTGGATATTCACTTGTTCCGTTATATGCTATCTCTCCTTGTTCTTCAAAAGCTTCACTTTCTACTTCTTGTTCTTTTGATATTTCTTTCTCTTGTTCTTCTGTTTGTTCTTTTATTTCTGTAGTTGGTAATTCTTCTATTTCTTTATCTGTCATTTCATAAGTTGATATATAATCTTTTACTTCTTCTACTGCATTGTTTATTACTTCTTCTGTAGGTTTGTCTTTATTTGTTTCATAAAAACCAAAACCATATAAAATAGCCACTAAAACAGTGACTATTGTTAATACTATACTTCTTTTATTTCCTTTTAACTTCTTCAATATTTCTTTCATATTAGTTTACCTCCTTAAATTTTTATTACTTTTGTCTTAATCTCTAACAGCTCGTCCATCAATTCTTTTACAGTACCATTTCCACCTAAGTTTTTATACTCTTCAAACATATGCTCTATGTTCTCTCTGTCTAAGATTGTCATTTCTCCTTTTGTTTTATATTCTCTATATCTTCTTACTAACTCGTTTCTTAAAAGAGCCTGCACTGCATTTTCCATAGCCCTATCTTTATTTCTGTCTTTTTTAATAATTCCAATTAGATATGTAGCTACTGTTCCTAAAATAAATGGTACTAGCCATTTTATCACTAATTCTATTATTTCTTCCATATTCCTCTCCTTTCTTCTAATCTGTTGTTTTTGTGTATTCTAATGTAAAATACCAGATTCTTGGACCCCAAGTATCATTTATTATGTCTACATAAATATTTGTTCCATCTACTTGTTTAAGTCTTGTTCCATACTCTACATTAGAGCCTGTAGCACTTCCTATTGCACTTAAAATATGTCCTGAATTATTAACAGCTCTTATATCACACAATGCTTTATAATTAGGAATATTATGAGGAATAGTTAGCGTAACTATCTTTCCCTTTTCTCCAATTACTGTAGTATGAGTGTAAACAATTATCTTCCTATATATTTTTTTTCCATCTATCCATATTTTGTTTGTCTTTACTTCTTCTGTTGAATAAATTTCTTTCGCTTCATCTACTTTTTCTTGCAATATACTTATATTTTCATTAATACTTGATATAGCTTTATTATTTGTTAATTCTACTTCCATTTCAGCGTTATCTGAATTAGAAATTGTTGTTTCATTTTTATATTGTACTATGCTGTTTGTTATGTCTATATCTTCTTCGATATAACGTCCTGTGAAAATAAAAGTCATTGGATTAGTTTTTAACCACTTTTTAAAGTCATCTAATGTAGAGGCTATTGTTTTTGGTATAAAAACATATAAATAATGATTATATGTATAAAAGTGCGGATTATCTGAAACATAATCATTATTCCATATCAAGTGTGAACATATACCATCTGAATTTAAAAAAACTCCTTTGCTTCCTACCGCAAGTGTTAAACGCAAACAGTTAGTTAATTCAGATTCTAATGCCCAATTTTCGCTTCCATCAAAAATCAATTGTTTACATTGTCGTACTATTTTTTGCCTATCAAAATCAATATAATCTAATGATTTCGTTCCCCACTTTTCATTTTCATAACAACAAAGTGGCTTACAACTTATTACTTTATTACTTGTATTTGTTCCATCTGTGCTTGTTACTTTTGTTGTTCCTTCGCCATATTTACTGTATTCTGTGGCCACTTCTCCTTTTTGGACTTTTACATTTCTTATTTTATAAGCAACACTTGTAGCTTTTGATGTTCTTATAAGTGGATTCTTTTCAAATGCTTTTGTTTCTTTTGCAGTCATAACTACACTTTTTCTGTTCCCATCACAAATTACTGATTCATAGTTTGAGAAAATCTCTTCACTAAAATATACTATTCCTCCGTTATTATTAGTGTCAAAAGAAATTGTATATTTTTTATTTGCGATTACTGAAATATTTCCAAACGATACACCTGTATATGCAGCAGTGGTTGATTCTACGTTTGAAGTTTCTTTATATAAGTTTATATCATCAGCAACACATTTCAATTCATACGGATTGCTCGGACTTTTTTCTCCTGTTCCTATTTCTTCTGTTTTTCTATATAGTTTATGTATTTTTCCAAAGCCTTCGCAAGTTGGTCCTACTATGTTTGTACCTTTAAAAGTATTAGACAATCCGATTATTTCTCCATTGTCGCCTTTTTCTCCTTTTTCGCCTTGAACTCCTTGGGGTCCTTGTATTCCTTGTATGCCCTGTTCTCCTTTCATTCCAGCAGCACCTGACAAATCTGTAAGATATTTAAATTCTGTACTTGACTTTACAAACAGCTTAGCATTATCTTCGTCTTCAACATCGCTTGCAATTATTACGAAGTTTCCTTCTTCTACATTTCCTGCATCATTATTCATTTCTTCAATAGATTGATATGTCTTATATATGCTAAAATCTTTTCCTCGTGGTCCTTGTATTCCCTGTATGCCTTGTTCTCCTTGTATTCCCTGTTCTCCCTGTATACCTTTATCGCCTTTTTCTCCTTTATTGTTATCTAGTGCTTTCTCAATAGTTTCTCTCATTTTTTCGGAATATTTTATTAAATCAGCATTATCATTTTCTTCAAATACAGCTATGTTATATTTATTGTTAGTATTCAATCTATTCCCTCCCCTAACTCTTTTACATTTATACTTTGTGCATGTTTTACTGTTACATTTCTTAACTCGCCTAATGTGTATTTTTGTTGTATTCGTATTTTGAATTTAAAATTAGAGCCAGCTCGTATCTTGCCTGGCTCTGTTACAATTTCTTTTATTTTGAACATACTTGTCTACCTCCAGCCAACTACTTTGTGAATTTTAAATTCTGTTGTGCCAGAACTTAACCCTATTTTTCCATTGCTTGCAATTGTAAATTTCGCCATTTGATTTCTAGTAATACTCCAAGTAGAGATAGTTATTAGTTCATCTCTAAAACTGTATTGTGATGAAGATGATTCTGCGAAATGATCTCTAAATCTTGTATAGTTTGTTGCTTTTACATATATTCTTTCAAATATATCTCTTCCGCCAATTGATGCGAATATGTCTAAGTATGCATAATTATTTTTATTAGCACCTAATTTCACTGTTCCTGTTTCTCCATTCGCGTTGTTGTATAATACATCTTGTCTTAAACAGTTATTTAATTTTGTTTTATCTCCTGCGCTCATTAATCCGTTTGCAACTGTAGTTGCAAGCCCATATGTTGTGTTGTAATCATCTCCCCAATAAACTGCTCCATCCGATGCCCATTTTAATACTTTTCCTGCACTTCCTCCGCGCTGGAATATGTCTATATCCTGACCAATTTGGATGCACATAATTATTTGCATTTGTTGCAATTCCATTTAATTTTTGCAATAGAGCATTTGTAAAATCATTTGTACTTAGTCCTTTTCCTGCTTCTTTTAAAACAAAAAGACTTCCGTTTTCTACGGAAGCTAGTTTATTTTTCAATTCTGCTAAAACAGATTCATATTCACTTATAATTTGACCATATATCAACTTGTAGTTTAAGAATGTTCTTTTATCTTGAAATTCACTTATTCCATTTGAGCCTGTTTTAAATCTTGCTAATTCGTATTGATATACACCACTATTATTAGCAACAATATCATTTTGAGTTAAGTTCGGATAATTTAATGTGCTTTTTACGATTGTGTATTGTGCTTGTTTAAATACTGTATCAGTGTTTTCTTTATCTAAATCAATTTCAATTACTAGTTTACAATATGCACTATCTGTATCTGCTAATATTTCTGTGTATGTATCTTCTTCCAAAGTTCTCCCTTTTATAAGAACACAGCCACTTCTAATTGTTATTTTATTTCCTGAAACATCCATCTTCATATTTTCTTTATAATCAAATACCCCACATAGCCCATTTAAAAATGTATCATTAGTAAGAGCATATATTTGATTTCCAAACACTTGCTCTTTAAAAACGTGACCTTTTAACATATTATTTACCTCTCTCCTTTTTTAACTTATCTATAAGACCTACTCTCATATTTCCGCATTTATATTCATACATTCTGCTTTTTTGAATCCTTACTGCACTTATGTATGTGTCTAATATAATACTGTTTCTAGTTTTAACAGCCATCGGCGTTCCCGCCTTCAAATATTTATCAATTAAATTAAAACTAATCATATGATTGTATGTATTTTGTTTTATTGTGTCTAATGCTACTTGATAAGCATCTTCTTTTTTTTCTGTGTATACTATTTCAACTCTTCCTTTAGCTCTGTTTTTATTGTTCATATCTGGTGTTGTAGTTCTATCTGATAATAGATACAATGTATAACTTCCCTCTTCTTTTGTTAGTACTTTTACTTTTGCTACAATGTTCGTCTCAAATACTTCTGTATAATTTGAAATATTATGTGCAAACACATCTAATAATTCTTTCTTTAATTCTTCTTTTTTTATTGTTATTCTTAGCTTTTTCTTAGATATAGATATTTTGTATGTAATGTTATAATTTTGAGTACAGTTAGTCATCCAAGTATGTAAGTTGTATATTCCGTTTTCTACATTATCTACTGACTTATTTATTTTTGTATGTGTTTCTACTACTACTTCTAAAAACTTCTTGTTTATGAATGTATCTTCACTTGATATAAAATTATCTGTTATTGTTTTTGCTATAAAATCTTCTATACCTGCTGTTCTTATCATTTGTTCGTCTTTTAGTTCAACATTTTGGTCAAATAAATTAGTTATATATCTTGTTGTATAGTTAAAGAGTTTCTTTCCGTCCTCATTTTCGATATTGTCTATTATCCCCCAATAAACTGCTTCGTTGTCTTTTTTTATAGCTACAATATCATCTGCTTTAGCTGTTGTGTTTTTTAATACATTTAAGATTGTATTAGCATTAGTTTCTTCGTCGATATTTATGTCATAGTCTGCTAGTTCAACTATATCTTTTACAGAAAAATCATAACCATCAAATATCCACATAAAAGTTTTATTAGTTATTATTTTGATTTCTTCTTTTGCTAATATTTGAATTTTATGCTTTCTTTCATATGTTTCATTAAGTAAATTAGTGTATTTAACATCTACATCGTATATTCCACCTGTTAATGGTGCTTCTAATTCTAATTCAAAAAATCCACTATCTTTATTTCGAGTTGCAATATAATTTTTTCCATCGAATCTTATTGTCATTTCATTTAATTCATTTGCCATTATTGCACCTCCTAGATAATTTTATAAAATTCTAATATTTGTACTTTTGCATTTTCTATCCCATTATCTGATGTTAAAGCTAGTTCACAAGAACGATTGACGGGTATTCTTATTACATTATCATTCTCAAATACTATGTTATCCAAAGAAAAAAGACTCGTTAGAGTCCCATCTGTGTTTTGCTTATTTATATGAAATTCATTTTCTTTAGTTCCATACAATAGCTTTTCATATTCTTTTATATCTGCATTTATTTCAACTTCTTGTAATAACTTACCTTCTACATATAGCGAAATTTTTGGATTTATTATATGTCCATCAATTTCTATTTGAACAGGAGCTTCTACGTGGCCTTTGTTGATATATGGCAATCTTCTAATATCGTAATTTACCCATTTACTATCCCAACCAAAATTCCAACGAACCTCGTTATCTTTTGCTCTTGTATCATATATTGCTATTTTTTCTTCGTACCACAAACTCAATGGCTCGAATGTTATTGGTTCTGAAATAAATCCAGTTAATTGTATTTCCGTTTTTTCTAGAATCTGTACATTAACATCTTTATAATAAGTTTTTGCAGGCTCTTCTTTAAATGGAATTGTATAGCCAAATCTCAATTTATCGGAGCCCTCTATGTAATCAACAAACTTCTTATAATTGTCATAGTTACTAAAGTTAACTTGCCCTGAAATTGGTGTTTGCTCGAGTTTTCTAACTGTCTCAATAAAAGTATTGCCTAGCTGTTGATATTCTGTTGAATAAGAATATCCTAAGCCTGACGGTTCAGTTAATAAGCAATAGTTTTCTATATCCATCAGAGAAAACTCTTGTCCTTTTTCATTTACTAATTTAAATTCTCTTACTGACATATTTCCTCCTTGTTTGCATTTTTAAAAGCAGTCTTTCGACTGCTTATCATTTCTTATTGAAGCAAAAAAATAAACACTCAGTTAAGAGTGTTTATTCAATATCACATGAAATTTTAGTCCAACTTTCATTGTCATTTCGTTCTAATATCATGCGATAGTTTGTTCTTACTATTGCTCCAAAACTATTTCCACTATCGACATATGCTTCTACTTTATATCTATTGTCTGTTTGAATTACGTTTATTTCATAATAACTTGGAAATTTAGCTGTAGAAGGTGATTTTAATTGTTTTTGTATAAACTCTTGAGACATGACATAAGCTTCCCTCTTATAATCTTCTGGACTGCTTTTACTAGTAGTTTTAGTACTAGTATTGAATATTGATACTACACTATATATTATTACTATAATACAAACTAAAACAAATAATAATTTTACTACTATATATTTATCTCCTTGGTTTACTTCTTTAGTTTTTTCTTTTTCTTGTACAATTTGCTTTAGAGTTTCCTTTATTTCTTCATCTTTGTCCATTTTTAATCCCCCTTTTTACAATATAAAAAGAGTATAGCATATATTTTATGTCGAATGTTGTCGAAGTTTGTTGACTTTTTTCTTTTTTTTAGTACTGACTACCAAACTTCTTATTTATGTAATTAAAACATTGTTGCAATTTAGCTTCGTCTAATTCCTGAACATTAAAAACAATTTGTGGCGTTGTGAATATTGTTTTTGTGCTATTTGTTATTTGTCTATTTAATCCTCCCTGTATTTTTCCAAAATCTCTAATCTGCGACACTTTAATATTGTTAACTAATGTATTATCTAGTTCTCTTGCCATTCTTTCTGCAGATTTTATTAATATAGATTTGTTTTGGTTAATTCCGTTTGCCATTAAGTTAATCATATCTGGCATAGACTTATCCATATCAGATAAAGGTCCTTTTTCAGGTAAAGAAAAGTGTAAAAAGCTACTTACCCAACCAGCTACTGTTGAAGCAGCACTTGTTATTTTGTTTTTCGCTTTCTGTGCCAACATTCCTTTAGATAGTTCGTCAGTTAAGTCGTATCCCCATTTGCTTGCATTTATGTTATTGTTAAATCCTGCATCTGCTTTTCGGGCTAATTCTTTAGTAGCACTATTTACTTTTGTGTCACTATTAATTGTTGATGCTGTGTTATCTAACTCATCTTTAGTTCTTTCCTTAATATCTAATGTTCTTTGAAACATATCTGTCAATTGTTTTGCCTTAGAAGTACTAGAATAAACCAAACCTGTGTCAGATATTATAACGTTTGTAGTATCTTGTATTCTTTGTTGCATTTCAGGCGCCATTTTAGAAATTGCATTTTTATATTCCTCATAAGAGCTATTGGCTAATATCTTCCACGCTTCGACTTCATCTGCTCCTAAATTATTAACCGTAGAAGTTCTAGCTACTAGTTCATTTGCTAAATTTCTGAGATTTTGTTCAGATTGTATTGTTTGTTCTTTTGCGATTTCATCTCCTGTATTTTTGTATATTTCCTTGTATATATTTAAATTGTTTTTTTCTTGTGTTATCGTATCTTTTATTGTTTGCATTGAAGCATTGGACCAGTTCGAAGTTGTATCTTTAACAGTTTTTCCTATTTCATCATATTTACCTTCTACGAATAAAGCATAATTCTCTTCGTATCTCTTTTTATTTTCTGTGCATGTTTTTACTGTGCTTTCTGCTTGCTCATACGCAACTATTTTATTTTCTAAATTCTTTATATCTTTTGAATTGGCAAGTGCTTCATCAGCCGATATCGTTCCGTCTTTTACTGCTTTATGATAATCGTCACATTTTTCTTTTGCTTTTTCATAAGACATTCCTAAATCTTCTCTGGCTGTCTTTAAATTTTTTACCGCTTCTGTCTCTTGTTTTATAGCTTCTGAATACTTTTCTTCATCTGCATTTAATATTATTTCAGCCTTCTTCTTTTCTATTGTTTTATCTATTTCAGATTGTAATTCTTTATAGTTTTGTACTATATTGTCATTTAATTTATATTCTGTGTTAAGAGCCTTGTTTAATTCATTTAAAATAAAATCAACTCTGCTTTTGTATCCTTCTTTAACTTTTCCATTTTCATCAACTAATGCTTTTAATTCATCTTTCAATTTACTTACTGAGTTAATTTCAGCTAGATTTGATGCTGTAGTTTTATCTATATTTTGATTGTATTCTTCATATGCTTCTTTTTGATTCCTCATCTCCTCGGCAAATTCTCTTGTTTCTTTTGTAGCTTCCTTTTGTTGATATATTGCATATGCTAATGCTGCTGTTGTTGCTGTAATTGCCATCGTTGCTAATCCTGCTGGACTGGTTATTCCTGTTAATGTTTTTGCTAAATTATCTACTGATTCTTTGCCTGATTCTGTACCACTTTTCATAACACCTATGGCTTGTGAAAATGTTCCAATTCCTTTTGCTGTTGTCCCTATTGCTTGTCCTGCTGTTCCAACTACTTTTGTTAGTGGCCCTATTCCTGCTACTAGTAATCCAATTTTTACTACATTCTCTTTTTCTGCATCGCTCATACCATCTAGGCAGTCGATAAAATCTTCTCCCTTGTCTAGCAATTTGTTAATAGTTGGTAATAATTTTGTTCCTAAATCAGCACTTATTGTTTTTATTCTTTTTAATGTAGCTTTTGCATTACTTTCTGTATTAGAGTATAAGTTGTCCATTGATTTATCTAATGTCTTTGCAGTTTCATCAAATCCTTCTGCATACCTCGTCATAGAAAATACAGCATCTTTTCCTAAGTCTTCCCACATTGTTCCAAAGATAGTAACCCCTGCTTGATTTTGTTTTAGAGGGTCTTTTATATCTTCTAAACCTTGAACAATTTCTCCAAATGCATTTGCTCCTTTTTCTCCGCCTTCTGCAAATGCCTTTTCTAATTCTTTAGCATCAAGTTTCATATCTTTTAAGACTTCTGTTGCTGTTCCGTCTTTAAGTCTAATCCCCATCTCTTTTATGGCATCTCCAACTTTATCTATTGAAAAAGCTCCGCTCTCAGCTCCTAGCTCAAATGTATTAAACATATCTGTTGAATTTAATCCTATTTGTCTGAAATGGACTGAATATTCATTGATTGAATCTAATAAATCTCCATTTTTATCTAACCCTTTTTGATATCCTTGATTTATTAATTCAAAAGCTTCATCTGCTGATAGTCCCCACTGCTCCATTAACATTTTTGCAGCTCTTACACTTTCGTTTATTTCTGAGTCAAATGCATCTTTTAAATAATATGCTTTTTTTGTTATATTCTCTAAGTCTGCTGCATCATCTAGTCCTCTCATTTGTTGTTCTACAATTGCCATAGAATTAGCTATGTCTTCATATCCTTCTCCAAAGTTAGCATCATTTATGTCTGTTAATACTTTTTTATATTTTTCCGCTTCTTCTGTTGACTTTCCTGTTGCTGCTATATACTTATCTACTGATTTTTCTAAATTAGCTCCTGTTGTTATAGCTACTGTTCCTAATGCTGTAAGTGGTGCTGTTAATTTGGTTGTTAGATTATTGCCTGTTTTATCTATCTTTTCTGAAACTTTCTCTATGTTTTCTCCATACTCTTCAATCTTTTCTCCTGCTTTTGTCCAATTAGAATTTGCTAAATTGAATCTCTTTAATTCTGCTGTTAAATTTCCTAGTTTTTGTTCTGTGTTTATTATTTCTCTCTGCAGATTTCTGTAGTTTTCTTCTGATATTTTTGTTCCTTCTGCCATTTTTTTATCTGCTTCTTCTTTTATTCTTTTTAGTTCATTTAACTTGTCTTGTGTTGTTTCTATACTTTTATTTAATATTGTTTGTTTTTGTTCTAATAATTCAACATTTTTTGGGTCTAGCTTAAGTAAAGAATTAACTCCCCTCAATTCCTTGCTTAAACTAGAGCTTTGAGAATTAACTTTGCTTAACGCTTTTTGTAAACCTGATGTATCTCCACCAATTTCTACTATTATTCCTTTTATACTACCTGCCATTTTTCCACCTCTTACATTTTATCAATATCTGCTTGCGTAGCTTCTCTGTAGTCTTTTGGAGCATTCTCCTTTTCTTCTTGTGTAGTTAATATAAACATTTTTATTACATCTATATATGATAATATTTTTAAGTCTTGTATTGTTAGATTAAGTCGCAAACAAGCAATTAAAAAATCATGCTCAGGAAACAAAATTTTCTTTTTGTTATTATTACCTTTTTTATCTAATTCTTTTGCCACTTCTTCATCTGTAAAATTTGTTATCAGTACTTCAATAACATTGTTTATAACTTCATTAGAAATAGTTGAAGTGTTTATTTCCTTTTTAAATTCTTCAAAGCCATATATATTGTTGTCGTATGTATACATTAACGTATATATAATTCTTGTTAAAATCTCATATATAGTTTCTATATTTTCTGTTACTGATTTATTTGTTTCTAAATCCATAAAACATTTTCGTAATTCTGTTAGTTCTTCAATTATATTTTTCTTAAATATTCTGTTGTGAAATATATAAGACAATGCATTGCATTGCCCTATATATTTTTTATTTTTTAATTTTATTAACATATTACACGCCTTCTTGAATATCTTGATTTTCTTGTTTTTCTTCACTTTGTGTATTGCCTTCTTCGATAGTTTTATCTTCTTCATAGACATCATCAAAGAATGTATTGTATATCTTTTCATTTTCTGCTGTCTTTTCTAGCATCATTCTTACTTTTCCGTCAGTTGAACGTGGACTAGTAGTAATAGACATTTTATCTGTCTTTGGTTCGTTTGTTGCTTCTGTAGTATGAGCTTCTGCTGATGGTCTTGATACTGTCGCATTGTAATATACGTATCTTCTACCACTATCATCTGTTTCTACTTGATACATTATTGCAAAATGTTTTGCTGTTACATTTGAAACTTCTAATAATGCTCCATTTTTGTCTTTTCTCTCTCCTAATATATCTGTTCTAAATTTTTCAGGAATATCTGCTATTTCTAGGTCTCCAGTATATCCTTGGTTAGCATATGAAGCGTGATATTCTGAATTATCAGCATAGAATGGAGTTTTATCGCCTTCAGAATTTAATACTAAATCTACTGCACCTGGTATTTTAAATGGTTTGTCGTATACTATGTCACCATTTTCATTTGTTTGCATTACTGCTACGTGTACATTACATAATCCATATTTTACTTTCATTTCTTTTCCTTCTTTCTTTTTTAAATTTCAAAAAAATAACTTACTTGCCAAATATCTTCGTCTGATAAGTAAGTTTCTTCGGTTTTATTCCAAGCTATATCGCCTAAAATTTCGTTCTCTAATTTATTTTGTTCTTCTATGTCTTTGTCTATATAAGTATAATCTAATTTAATTGGTATTTTTTTAGTGTAAACTTTATTGTCGGCCATAAAATTATCTGTATTTGTAGTTATGGCAACTATATGTGGAGGCTCTACTGGTTCTTTAAATGCACCATACGCATATTGAAATCCTGCGTCTTCGCATCTTTTTTTTAACTCTTCTAGCGTCATTTAATACCTCCTATCTTTCGTTTAAGTTCTTTTTCGTATTCTTTTGAATATTTTTCTTCGACTGGTCTTATATGTGGAATTGCTTTTGTCTTTTTACCATTTCTAGTAGCGTGTCCAAATTCAAGCAAATGCGTTAATTGATAATCTGTTTTGTTGTGAATCTTTACAGAATATCTATTTTTGCCAAGTTTATCTTTTTTTAATTTCCAGCCTTTTGCGTATCTTCCATATTTTTTTGGAGATGTTTTTTTAATTTCACTAACTGCTTCTTTTCCAACTTTATTTGATACTTCTTCAACAACTTCCGAAATATCATCAGAATAGTTTTCTAAAGCTTTCATTATTTCTTTAGTTAAAGAATCAATCTTTATTGATTTTGACATTTTTTATCTTCCTTTCACACACTAATATTAGCTCATCTGCCGTTATTTCTTGTGTACGAATGATATTATATGTCGTATTCATATAAATCAATTCTGATTGATTTTCGTAATTCAAATTACTTATTCTTAATCTTAAAGTTGGTTTATATCCTTGTTCATTAGCTTTATAAAACTCATTTGCATAGATATCTTCTACTTTTATGATTGGAATTTCTGTTTCAATTATTTTCTCTTTTTGTACTCCAATAGAATTAGTTTTTAAAGTTGTGGATAACAACTTGCAACTTACATCACGCATTGTTATCCACCTCTTTTGCTTTGTATTCAGAACTTAAACTTAGATTATTACAAAGAAGACTATATCTTTCTTGTGCTAGTTCTTTTTCTTTAATGTCTACATTTCCAAATCTTGATTTTACAAACATAACAATAGCAGATTGAACTAGACTATCTTCTGTATTTTCAGAAGCACTTATTCCTTGTCTTTTCAAATCTGCTATTCCCGCTTTTATCAACATTCCTATTTCTTCATCTTTTAGTGTTGCAGTTTCTACAATACTTAAAGATTGCTTTGTTATTTTTAATAGCTTGTCCATATAGTCCTCCTTATCTTAAATTACACGCTTGCTGTAGCTTTTTTTACTCTTACAAATCCATTGTATTTAGATACTGTTCCACCTACAATTACATCTCCAGCATAAGCAATCATACCTTGTTTAAACTTGTAATCTTTACTTTCTTGTATTTCTAAATCTGAAAATACTGGTAATTCATAAGATTGCAATGAACCGTAAATCATAGTAAAGTCTCCTGCTTTTGCTTTTGATAATGCATTACAAGCAGAATTGATAACGTAAGGTATTGATAATCCTCCATCTTTATATGCGATTGTTCCTGTTTGTCCATTTCTTGTTATGTTATATACAAATTTTCCATCTGCTGTTTTTACTTTTGCAAATTCTTCTAAATCTACTTTAGAAAGTATTAATTCTTGTACACCTTCTACGCTTTCATCTCCACCAAAAGCAAATACTATTGTATTTAATGTATCAGCATCTATTGTAGACATTTCAATATCTGATGTTCCTGGCATTACTTTTGTATCAGCTTTATAAATACCTTTTATTTGATTTGCTCCGCCTTCGCCAACTATTGCTTGAGCTCCTATTTTCTTTCTAATAGCATCTCTAACTCTTTTTATAACTAATGCTTGATAATTAGCGTTTGGAAGTTTTGTAGCTTCTTTTGTTATTTCTGCATATGCAGTTACTTTTGCTCTACCTGTTTCTACATAGTCTGTTTCAACATCTATATCTGAATAATTTCCAGCTTCATCTGTATAGTCCCCTTCTCCATATGTTTTTTCAAATGGTACTGAATAACTTTCTCCACCATTCATTGGAACAGAATTTAATTTGTCCACTAATCCTGAAACTTGCTCAAAAGCTTCATCTATTGAATTTTTGTATTTTTTTTGAACTAATACTGTCCCTCCTGATACTGTCATTGCTCTTTCTTCTGCACTAATAACTATTTTTTTACCATCCTTAAGGTCTGCACCTCTTTGCTCTAATAACTCTTTTTCTTTTTCGTCCACTTTTCTTTCCTCCTTATTTTCTTTTTTAATTTCTTTTGCATTTTCAATAACTTCACTTCTTACTTCTAAATGAGAAATAGCATTTCTTAACAAATTTCTTTCTTCTTCCTCTGTAATTTCTTTTTCTTCTTCCTTTGTTTCTTCTGTTTCTTCAATTTGTGCATTTTGAATTTCTTCAATTTCTTTTCTTAATTCTGCTAATTCCTCAGCATTAAGATTGTCGATTTCATTTTCTTTTGCCTTTATTTCGGCTTTTCTTTTTTCTAACTCTTCTAAAGTCATTTAAATCCCTCCATTTTTTTATTTTTTTACAGTTCTACCACCGCTTTATATAAACTCTATTTGATTTCTACCAATCAAAAAAGAAGCAGTTCTACCACCACTTCTTGATTCGAGTTATAAACTTAATAATTGTATTTTTAATTTTGTTCTTTGTTTTTCTAGCTTTAATTCTTCGTATTTTCTTTTTTCTTCTTCATATCCGTTTTTATCTCTTGCAAATATTTCAGTATCATCATATGCAGGAAAATCTACAACAGATACATCAAATACTCTTGAAAATCTTAGAATTGTTCTGGTATCAGTTTCATAATCCCACTTTTGTTCTGCAACTTTAAAAGCAAAACTCATTTTATCTAATAGTCCTTCTTTAACCATTTTGTATATATCTCTATTGTTTGTTGTGTCTATCAATTTAGCTCTTATTTTTAATCCTGTATTATCAACTGTTAATTCTAAGCTTTTATTCCTTGTTCTCGCTAATATTAAACAACTATCATTATGATTGTATTTTAAAACACAATCTGACATATCGCAATCTTCGAATGCATTTCTGTCAATAGTTTCTTTACACCAACCTAAATCGGTTGTTTTATTAAATACCACTGCATATCCTTCAAGTATCA